TTAAGTTATCTGAGATTGATGGAAGTAACTTACTTGGTGTTGGTGCTGGACTAGTGGCGGTGGCTGCTGGTTTAGCTACATTTGGTGGAGCAACTGCGGTTGCTGGAGTAGGTAACTTGGTTGGTGGTTTATTATCTAAAGTTACTGGACAGAAAACACCAATCGAGCAAATTATGGAACTCGGCGACAAAGGACCGAACATAGAAAAAGCTGGTATCGGTGTTGAGAAACTTGGTGTTGGATTAAAGATGTTCTCATCAGTTGACCCTGATAAGATTAAAGCAATTGCTGCTTTACCTACTGAGAAAATAGCTGCTATGGGTGCTGCTATGGGTAATGCTAATGCAGTTTATAATAAATCTGGAGAAAACCAAGGTGCTTCTATGGCTAACCAAGGTGGTGGTGCTGGTGGAACTGCTGTTATCGCACCAACTACCAATGTGAAGAATACTACAAGTCAAGTAGTTAAATTACCAGTAAGAAATCAAGACCAAACGATGAGTAGATACTTACGAAGTCGTTACGCTTAAAAACAAAAAGGCAGCCGAAGCTGCCTTTTTTATCACCTATACTCGATTAATCTTCTCGAGCAATCTTCTCAAAGTAAGACATTACATCTTCATCGTCATCATCACTAGGTGCTGGTTTAGAAGCAGCCACTGGTGCTGGTTTAGATGGAATAGTTGGAGTGTAAGCAACAGGACGATCTTCTTCAGCGATAGCTGCAGCAGTAGAACCTGTGAACGAATCACCAGAAAGAACTTCTTCAAGTTTCTTCTTCAACTCATCATACGATTTAAAGTTCTTACGATCAGTAAATTCAGACAACTTATGTTGAGCATTAGCGATACGAACAATTTCCTCATCATCCTGAGAAATTGGTGCTGGGTCAGAGAAAGTTGATTCATCATAGTTAGTGAAACCATCTTTCTTGCGCATACGCAATTTAAAGTTCGCACCTTCCCAGAAGTCGAATACGTTTACTGGTTTCTCATCTTCGAAAGTTGGACGAGCTTTGTCCATAATTTTATCAAAGATTTTCTTACCAAACTTAAACAAGAATACCTTACCTTCATTTTCTGGATGCTTTGGGTCGCTTACCACGAGAATGTTAGCAGTGAAACTTAGTTTACGTTTTTGTTTACGGGCGATTTCTTTATTGGCTTCAGAACCAGAGTTCCATAATTTAGTATTCAACTCACCAACTGGATCATTCTCATTAAGAGTGGTCAATGAATTTTCGATATACCATTTACCAGTTGGACCTTGGAATCCATGACTAAAGATACGAACCCATGGCAACTCATCACCCTCTACTCGTGGTAGAAAACGAATTGTGGCTGTGCCATTACCTGCTTTGTCGCCTTCAAGACGCCAGAAGCGATCGTCATTATATGACTTTGATTCTGTTTGGGGATTTGCGATTTTCTCGAATTCTCCAGCGATTTTGCCGAAGTCAGAATTGCGCATTTTGCGAAGTGTTTGAATGTCCATCGTATTTCCTTTATATTAAATGTATTAAGATTTTGTATGTTGTATGAATATCTCATCTTGAATTTCAAATTCGTCCTCGAAAGGATCATCATAATCTTCTTCAACATAACTATTTAGCGTTTTCATACCGTTAGTTTTTTTACCATTGGTATGTTTTGCATGTTTTCCAGATCGCCCACTGGAAAATTCGTCATCAAACTTACGTGACTGTTTGTGATGTGTCTTGCCCATATTACAACTCTTTTAGTTCTTCCTTGAAATCATTAAAAACTTTTTGAATTTTATCAACATCATATTTAACGAAACCTTTAGATTTTTCAATTCTTCTAATTTCATTTTCTAACAACAATAACATTGAAGTGTTTTCTTTCCAATTATCTATCATTGGGTTTAGGTCATCTAAGATTCTAACAGTTTCTAAACTTATCTGACCACCAAGGAATAACTTAAGTATACTTGAATATGACTTATTTGTCAAATAAAATATACTACTTTCTTTGTGTTTATTCTTGTAAGCGTCCATCAAAATTTTATTGCAATCATCTGAGAACACTTTAGTTATTGACTGCTTCCTTTTATTCCACTCAAGTAAGTATGTATCAGCTTCTTCTGACGCATATACTGCAGATTCGTTTCCGTATGCAAAGTTAGACACATAAAATTGAATCAAGTCTTTATCGACTGGATATTTTCTTGCCAACTTCTCAAACGCATACCTATCGTTTCTAGCATTAAACGCTTCACGAGTTCCTTTAATGTTACCACGATTTTTAAATACATCAAAATCGTCTTTAGTGAAATGCAATTTAACAGCCATGTAATATTTGTACGCTTTAAATCCGTCCACTTTGTGCTTTCCTACAAGCTGCTCGCATCTCTGTAGTGAAATCAGGAGATATCTCAACAAGAGAACAATCAATAACAACAACGCCATGCTTAGGTTGTTGCATTAACCAATAGATTCCCACTGAGAACCAAATGATAGCAAAAATGCCAACAGAAATTTGAGTTTTAAATTTATTAAACATCTTCGAGTTTTGCGGTTTTTGGTAAATAATTAAGTTCCTGCATGTCCATTGCAATCTTTTCTTTCAAAGATTTATTGATTAGTTTTGCAACATCATCAGGTTCTAAAAAGTTTTCTTTGCAATATTCTAAAACAGCATCCATATAAGTGATGCGTTTCTCACGAACAATTTGTTCTATATGCAATGAGAATTCGTTTGCGCTTCTAAACATATTAAGGTTTTCGTAAATAGTACTCAGCTGCTCTGATTGATTGGTTAAGATCTGCATATTCTTTCGTCTTCTTTTTATATAAATCCCAAATAGGGGTGTTTGGTTTATCTGAGTCCATCTTCTTTTCAAATTTATCAAGATAAAGACTGAAGAACTTATCCATCTTCATCTTCTCTTTAATCAAAGCAGAATGGATTGCTACTATTTCTGCTTTAGTTCCATAATTTGCAGCTGTTACAATTTGTTGGTATTCTGAACGCATCATTTACTCTCACCTAGTTTTACATTACCATTATAAAAAGCTACATCTAAAGATAGTGCTTCTACCGTACTTTCAAGAGAAGAAACCTTTTGCTTAAGCAAATGATTTTCTTGTCTAAGTTTATCAATCTCATTTTCATGTTCTAAACATCTAACGCAAAACATATATCATTTCCTCATAACATGTTCTAACACAATTTTTGATTCTTCATAATCAGAATGTTCCAAAGCCAATTCAATAATGTCTTCACGTAAATCTTCTAGTGATCTAGGATCATTTTGTTTCTTTGAGTATAAAGCAGCAAGACCATGACCATCTAGTGGTTTAAAATCTTCAACTTCTCGGTAAACATGTTGCCAAGAACCATCTGGCTGAAGAACAATTTTCCATAATTCTTTACCCATTATCCTCTCCTCATAGTGGAAATATCTTTAGCTTCCTCGTCGCTAAAAATTGGAACAGCATTAGACTTGTGCATTGTGCCAATACCCTTTACCTTAGTACCAGTGTATTGTTTCGTTGGTGGTTTAGTGCATGGACCAGCAGTAAATGGAAGACTTGGAATCTTAGGTGTCTCACGACAAGCAGGTTTCCCAAGTGAGTATACGCTACTGAGATCTGTTGACTTTGCAGCAAGATTCTTTGTAGGATACTTCTTTAACAGCTCATTCCAAGACTTAGTCAACTCCCGTTGCTTTGCCGTAGGCTTACGTTTCTTGGATCGCTGTGGTGCAGTAAAAATCATCATAATATAATTATACCCGATTTATGAATAAAAGTCAAGTAATATTACCAAGAAGATTGGTAAGTGAAAGACCAACGATCTACGTCTGGTGTTTGCAAGATTTTATCAAACACTTCAACAGTTTCACGTAAATCTGCAATATAGTATTCGTCAATATCCGTGCCACCAAAAAAGAACCCAGATTGTGGTGGAAGCAACTCGTTCGCTTTACTCACATCAGCAAGAACCTCGGAACAAATATTCCTCAAGTTTTTCAAGTCTTCAATACTAACATAAGATTCTTGACATTCGTCTATACCATCCTGACAGTTATCAACAAACCATTTATGAATAGCATTCGACTTTCGCCAGTACATAGCTTCGCAGGTAATTTCTTTGACCTGCATAAAACCTTTACCAGAAATTGGAATCTTATCAACTTCAGTTTTAACTGATTTTTCTTCTTCGTTATAATCAGACAAATAACGCTTAGCTGACAAATACATATCTAAACCCATAATATAATTCCTTTCAATTAAAGAACTTGAACTTTCATCATCTTCAAATGATTATCATTTGCGCACATATAGACATTTGATAGTTTTTTACCAAAGTTATTCTCAACGTCAGTGATAGTCATCCATGGAATAGTTTGTTCAGCAGCATTTAGATCCAAAACGATGTTTTTCACAGTACCAGTTAAGACACCAGCAGCAGAAACCCATTTAATCTCATTACCAACTTCTAAACGCATAACCATCTCCTAATCAATTCAATAATATAATTATACCCCATTATTGAATTAATGTAAATACCCCTACTAAAAATAGGGGTATTTTAATCCTTTACAGGTAAGAGTTTAAAAATATTTTAGCCCTTAACTGTAGGTGGTTCTAGGATCACTTTTTAGGCTGGAATTCCCTATTGTGGTTGGCTGCATACACAACACAGGTATTACTGCTTGTTTCATAGGCACAACGAACAGCCACTGGGTCAATACCCTTTACAATGGCAGATTCAATGTTCGATTTTAGGTTATCGTCACGTTTAATGTTGTAATAAGTTGCGCAGACTATGCCTGTAATAACAACTAAAACTACACCAATAATAAACGCCAAACTATCATTGTTTTTTTCCATACTCATAAAGTCTCCTTACCATGAACCATCATCAATAACAACACGAACCCAAACTGGACCAATGGAAATGTAAATTCCTTTCATGTTTGGATTCAACTCATCTGGATGTAAAAACTGAGACGAGAACGTCCAGTGAAATGGGTTAATTACTAACCCAAACCAAATACCAGAATAACGAATATATTTACTTAAGATCTTTAACATCATCGCATAATCCATGTTTCTTTGCTTCTTGTGCAGACAACCAAACGTCTTGTGGTGGTAATAGAACATCACGAATGTTTTGTTCTGCCATACCAGTGCATTTTTTATAATGCGCAATCATACGTTTAGTAGTTAAATCAAATTCTTTAATTGTGGCAAATAATTCATGTTCCTTACCAAAAGCACCCCATGAATATTGATGAGATAAAATTGAAGTGTTAGGAGTCAAAATTCTTTGTCCTTTGTCGCCAGAAATGAAAATCAATAAACCAGCTGATGCGATTTGACCTAAACCAATTGTTCTGATTGGGATGGCAGAACCACGCATAGTATCAACTAAAGCAAAAGCAGCATTTAAATCGCCACCTGGAGAGCAGACGATTAGGTTTAACATACTCGGACGTTCTTCTGAGAAATTGGCTTCTAGAATCCACTCAACAGCCTGTTTACAAGTAGTAAGTGAAATGTCTTCCATCAATAAGAAGAACGAATGTTTAGATTGGTCTTCCTTTAGTTGTAGATTTAATTTTTGCATCATAATGTTTACCACTTTCTTTATAAAATATATGTCGACCAATAACAACAGTCTTTTCTAATTTCCATTTAGGGTTTACATAATCAGCATGATAATATAAAGCACCTTTGGTCATGTCATGTAATTTTTCATAATTAGCATAAACATGTAAAGCAACATCTAGTGATTCTAGATATCTATCGCTTCTCTTATTTAAAGTAACTGGCATGCAGAACCAAGAGAACTGACATGTTAAGTTTACCTTTTGTTTAACAACACCACAAATATCTTTAGGATATCTTGGGTCTTGTGTTCTATTTAATGTTACCATGGCGACTGCCACTTTTCCTTCTTGTTCCTCATGTCCAGCTTCGTGATAAATGTTTTCAGCTAAACAATCTACTTGTCGTTTGGCATCCTTAGTTAAATCTGAATATTTAACATCAAGTAATTTAAATTCATTTTGATAAGCGACTGCGGTAACAGTCATGACAATCATTGCTAAGATGATTAGGAATATATTTTTATATACTCGCATATTATCTCCTTAATTAGTTAAAGGGTGTGCGAAATGCACACCCAGATCCCTATCAGGTGGACTTCTTGCTAGTCTTTGTATCTAGTGGGATGTTAGAAACGAAACCATTTAAGGCAGTTGCCTTTGCGATAATTTCTGTTTCAGTTGGGATAGCGGGGAAACCTGGATGATCAGGAATCGTGCCTCCATTTAGTTTAGCAGATTCGACTTTCATATGCCAGTCGTTGCTAATTTGTTCACGCTTGCCGTAGTACTCATCATTGAGCATATCTTTGGCCATTTTTAAAAGCTCGAGACGAATCTCGAAAGGTGTCATGTTACTCATGTTTTACTCCTTGTGTGTTATGAGTGTTGTGTAATGATGGTTTTATTTGGATCCATCAACCAACGTGTAATACTATTTAGCTTCTGTTTTCTTTTTCTTTGGAGTAGGTCTTTCCTTACCCTTTAAAGAATCTTTACAAACTACCTCTTTACTAGGTTTACATTCTGGTTTCTTTTCATTCTTTTTAGGAGTAGCAGCCATTAATGTAGTTGATAACATTAAAGACGCAATCAACAATAAAGATTTTTTCATATTACCCTTTCTTTGCTGTAGCAGCAGTATCATCAATTACTTCCTGTAATGATGGAACTTTATATTTGATGTTAGGTTTTCCATAAAACCCACCACGATCTCCTGGGGTTGTAGATCCCCATCTATCTTTATAACAATCTGGAATTTTAATGCCAGATTCTTGACATAACCAAACACGATATAGATATCGCTTGTCCTCAAAGCTATCACCATCACGCCAAGTAGTTCTTCCATGAACAACTGTTAGATTGTTCATAAAAATCATATCACCAGATTCTATATGAAAGTTAATCATATAATTTGGATCAGTTGATATTTTCTCGAACGTCTTTAATGCAAGTTGCTCTTTCTCAGTCACCCTTGGAGCTTCTGGATAAATTCCTTGTACTAAATTTATATATTGTCTGTGGAACCAAGTAGTTAAATTACCATGAAACCAAGAAAATACAGGCATCATATACCATGGATCCTTGCCTTCTGGAATTTGTCCTCTACGATCGCAAGGGAATTCATGAAATAGTTGTTCAAGTAATTCTGGTGTATCATTTAACATTTTATTATGAATCGCACCACTGCTTGCTACGTATGTGTCGCCACCATTTTCTTTTGAAACATTTTGTATACAAAGAATTCCAACAATGTCGCAACTATCAGTGTGAGTTGTAAACTCAATACTCGTTTGTGCCAACAACGTATTTGGATTTTTCTTATCTCTATCCATATCGATCAGACGATTCATCATCCAACCATGACTATTGTGGCAACGAAGTTTACCAAGATAAACACTTAATCCAAGATAAGCAACTGTTGATTCAAGTTCATTATACTTTTTAACAGGCAGACCTGTAATATAAACAAAACCTCTACCAGTATTAATTTCCTGAAGTAGATATTCCAGTTTTTCTGATAAGTGTTTTAATGGGAAATTTTGTTTATTCAAACTCTCCAAAGGTATTTGATTATTAATCACATATGCGATGGCAGAATCAATCTCTTCGATATCGGAATCTGTCAATGCATATTTCCAATTTTCATCAGACATTAACTCAGAGTAATCCCAAACACTTCTACCAATAACTTCGGTCATTTATATTCCTATGTAAGTGCTGACTGATTGGGTAATAAGGACAGTCAGCGAAACCTCAGGTCAAGTCAGCTTACGCTGCAAGAGCCCAAACATTATCGTTTGCATTTACTTTATTTGCTTGATTTACGGTCATCGCCTACCGTGTTGCCGTCTCTACTATCTCACGCTGTCGAAACCTGGTCACCCCCATCAGAAGTACATTGCCACTTTCGTGTTTGCTTCCAGAATACTCGGATCGTCAATATACTTCTGGTGGAGGTGGAGGGAATCGAACCCTCGTCCAACATGCCTTCGCTTTGAAGGGATTACAACAATTCTTTACATCTTACCATCGGTTGTTAGTTTAACTAATGTAACATTACCATTAGCACCTGTGATGAGTTTAAACATATCACCCTCTTTCCAACTTTGTGGTAAATTACCCCACTTCTTCTCATTGGTCTGAGTAGTTAATTTTAAATCAGAATCAAAAATGATAATATTATCATTTAGGTCAAACTTATAATCGACATATAACATAAGTATACTCCAGTTTTATATATTTGTCAAATATTTTTTAAATTTTTATATTCCAAACGCAACTTTTTAAATCCACCGATCCAATTATCACGCTTCTCAATAAACCATCTTGGTTCCTCGTTGTCAACTGCCATAATAATTACAAGTCTTCCAATAGGAATTCCTGTTCGTTCTTCAAATGCAACAGAATATGCAGCACATTGCATAAAGTAATTATGGATATCATCTCTATCTTTAGGACGAGATGATGTTTTAAAATCTATAACACTAAGTTTACCCTGGAACTCTGCGATACAGTCAACTGTCCCAGCGACTTGTAAGTGATCACTCCATAATGGCGTTTCCAAGCAGTGGATGTTGTCAATCTGATCGAGTAGAAATTTGATTGATCCGAACATTTCTTGATCGAATATGTCCGCATCAGCTTTTCCAAATCTAAGATAATCTTCGCACAGTTGGTGGACACGTGTTCCTCTTGACGAGGCTCTTGCTGAAATTCTATTAGCTTCTTCATTTCCTACTCTTTTTCTCCACTCAGCAATACCTTTAGCGGTATGCAATCCTGTGACAGAAGTTACAGATGGATAAGAATTACCAGAGGGAGTTTTATATAACCTCACCTCTGGTGTAGTAATGCGTTCTAGTTTCGCAAAATCATGATGTATAAAAGTTTTCATTATGTTAGTAAATGTATTGCCTCATTGTAATGTTTAATTCGGTCTTCAAGTCCAATATATCCACCATTAATCTTACGTGTCATTGTCTTGATATCACCTGCGTCTGCTTCTCTATTCAAACCATTTTTATTCCAGAACCAAATAGCTGACATAAGAGCGAAGTCTTTATCTTCAGTTACCCAATCTGGATTCTCCACCAAATTTTCCCAATCGTCAAACATGTCTTTTGCGTATTGAGTATAATTAGACTTACCAGTTAATTGAATTGGTCCACGCCCACGATACTTATATCCATCACCACTAGCTTCATCGCCATTACCCATACGATTAGCATAAATCTTATTGGCAATCATTTGCGGTTTGCGTTCATATGGTTGAGCAGATTCAAGTGTTGGAAAATACTTCTTGAAAATACTATTCAAACCTTTAGCTGAATAGTTTAAATTTTCTTCAAATACAGTCCAGCCACCAGATTCGTGACCACATTGAGCCAAGAACGCAGCAACACGTTGTGGTGTATTAATCTCATACGTTGGAAACACTTCATTCATTGAAGAGACCCATCCATCTGGATCAGTGTTTCTTGGGAATAAGTGATGGAATTGTTCTACTGTTATCATTTGCTATCCTCGTAATCTTCATATTTTAATTTAGCTAAAATATAATCCTTAACCAAAGACGAACGAACGATGTCATCAACAGTAAACTCAATTCGAGTAAACGCTCCCATATGTTGGGCTATATCAAAAAACTTCAAAATACCAGATACGTCTGTCTTACGTTTATTTAAATCAGTTTGACGATAATCGCCACACCAAATAATTTTTGAACGATAACCAACACGAGTCATAACTGTGTCAATCTCTTCAAATGTTAAATTCTGCATCTCATCTACAATAATGATAGCGTCGTCAAACGACATACCACGAATGAACGATGTAGAAATAAATTCAATATGATGCTGTTCTTCTAATCTATCCCAAGCATCACGTCTGTCAAATAATGTTTCGCAAATTTGACGATATGGTTGTTGGAAAATTTCCATCTTCTCGTTGACATCACCTGGAAGGTGACCAATCTCACGAGATTGAACTGCTGATCGAACAACAATAATTTTATCGAATGGGTTTCCTTTATCTAACACCTCTTCAATTGCTTTATACAAAGCACAGAAGGTTTTACCAGTACCAGCTACTCCGTGTAATGCAACGAAATAATCTCCTCGTTTATACGCATCAAAAAATAATTTCTGATTTTCAGTTAACGGATCAAATGTCTTTAAGTCATCAATTTTAATTCTTAAAGAATTATTTGGTTTATTAACTGTAACACCTCTCACTGTTTTCTCACCTACCTCATCACCAGTTTTAATTGGAGCTTTACGAGCCATTCACAGTTCCTTATAGTTGTTTTGTTGTTTTATTTAATGCACTTCCTGCTGTCTTATCATGAATTTTCTGTAAAACTTCTTTAAATCCCGCATCAGTTTTTCTGATCCCTAAACGAACAGAATCTCCAAGTGCTGGTGCACCAAGAATTAAAGTTTCTAAGTGGGGATTTTGTTTTAGATATTCTTCACGAGCTGAGATTCCCATGAATTGTTCAAACTCTTCACCTGTTTCTTTGTTTCGAAATGTATATGTTGGCATAATGACTCCTTCAATTCTATTTAGCGAATGAAAGAAGGAGTTTCCCGTTTCTTCCAAGAAAACATTCTTTGTTTATCTCCAAGATAATAATTTATGTAAGATTGGATAGAGTCGCCAGATACTTTATATTCATCTGGCATGGCTGGTGTTGGTTCTGTGAAATCTTTATTGGATGGAATATTTCCTGGGAAATAATTTTTCAATGTTTGCATTAAACCAGATGATTCAACTTTATGTGTTTTACCATAGCGATATGTATATTCACCACAGAGTTCTTCTAAGAGTTCAGCCAACCACATATAATTTCTATATGATTGCCTACACCAAATAGCTGAAGGATGATTGATGTGAGTAGCAGAATACAAAATAGATTCACGCTGGTCAGGAAGAACATATCTCGTTTGTTTGCGACCAGTTTTAGACAAGCCAATAGATTGAATCCCATCAAGCACACGATGAGCAGTAGAAAGTAATTGTGCATATTCCAATATCATTTTCACGCAATGTTTATCAACGTGTGCTTGAGCACACAACTTAGGATTTCTATCTAGATAAAATATATTCATAGTCACCAATGGCGAATTACGCCAGCAATAATAAAAAAATTTGTAATAATATACACAAGAACAATACCAGTCCGAATCCAAGCAACTCTATCTGCTTCATTATCGTCAGAACCAGCTTTTTCACCAAGTGCCTTAGCCCACAACCGAAACATTACATTTCACTTTCGGAACAGGATTCATTGTAGATAATTTAATCATATTATAAAACCATCCTAATTAAGCCAATAAAATCAATCGTCACTAAAAGCATGTAGTTAGCAAGCATGCCAAAAGATTTCCGAGTGTAAGCAGCCCAAGCATACATAGCACAACCAGAAATCCAGATAGGATATAAAACAAGTAGTGGAGGAGTGGGAACAGTAAGAGCCATGGTAATACTACAGCCAATGCTAATAGCCCAAGCCAACAACTCAATAACAAAACGCTTACGATTACTATGCCAGTCATACTTAATCCACTCAAATGTTGTTAGGAAAATGTCAATCATTAAGACCTCAATGCTTTCAGTGCACGAATCTGTAAAATAACAGAATCAAGTAAAGTATTGGTGTCACTGGCATTTACGTGAAGAATTCCAGTTCCACCTGCTCTAATGAATGGAGCTACACATCCAACACTGTCATCAATAAGAATAGAAGTTGGTGTTGCGTAATTAGCTTTCTCTTCTTTACTGCGAACAAAGTTTGCTTTGTATGGAATATTATGTTTATCCAACCATTTTAGTTTCTGGTACTTAGCTTCGTTACCTTGAAATGGGTCGTGAGTTCCCATCGATGTCAAAATTTGAACATCAACTTTATGTAATTTTGAAACATGATTCAATAGTTCTTGCGTGTCTTTCATAAAATCTAGATCTTCGAAAATTTTATAATCCATAACAGCGGATCTAAATTTTAGACGATCTTCTTTGTTTGGGTCATACTTTGTGTATGCCTTATTGAAGTCTGCAAGAACTCCGTCCATGTCAAGGTAAAGTGTAATATCATTCATAGTATAATTATACTCTGGTTTTAAATAAATGTCAAGCAATAAATTTCTTAAAATCTGGTGGTTTCCAACCATCTGGTTTAAGGATCTTACCATCTTCGCGACGAATAACCTTACCAGTGATAGGATCAATTTTACTCAGATTAGACTTCGCACCCTCGTCCCACGCAGCTTCGCAATCCCAACCACGTGCTTTCATATATCCGACAATGACCCAAATCATATCGAAACACGCATCCAGTTGCTCTGCGTCATCCTCGGCTTCAACTGCTTCCCAGAACTCAGTTGTTTCTTCTTTGATAAGTTTCTTGTATAGCTCTGACAAATCATTCGGTGGTGACGGAATGTTTGGAGTTTTTTGACCGCATGCTGCAAGAAATACTGCTACATCTGTAAAAGTTTTACTCATTTTGAACAATTTCCAATTCTATCATATTCTTCTAAAAAACTAAAATAACTGTCGTTGGCTTTAGACACTTTAGACAGTTCCGTGAAATCAAAATTAGGTGGATCTTCATCGAATGGAACAATTTCCAATCTTCCATCCAAGTAAAATCCACTTCCCCTCAAAAACAATTCAAAGTTTTCAATAATCTCATACAATGAATCTGCATAAGAATCAACTGTTATGTTATACTTCTCAGTATTTGTCAAAAGGTCTTTGTGTTGTGCTATAAATGTCATCTTTGGCATTTAATCATGCTCCTGTAATCTCCAATATAATTCTTTAATTTCTTGCTTTAGGTTATCATTCTCATGTTTAACCTTAGTTAATTCTGTGAACAAGTAAAGAACGGCATTATCAATATCTGATGGGCAGATTTTGTTTTTGATATTCTCTACTTGTTGTTCCATCTTTTTATCAGTTATCATACTTCAACTACCTTTAATGTAAAACCATCGGCAATTTCTTCATATCCTGAATAACCTCTTGGATTACACACGACACGAGTTTCTCCGATAGTATAATCAAATTTTTCGTGAGTATGACCATGAGTCCAAAGTTTAATTCCTGGTCGATCAAGAATAAATTGATCAAGGTCGCTGTGATAACCACCATTCATTAGGTCATCTTTCGCATAACGTGGATGACAACTTTTATGACTCGGTGTATGATGGCCAACAACTACCATCTGCTCCCATGGTTGCATAGTCTCATAAATTGTTTTGATGTATCCAAGAGATTTACCATGTTCAACAACTGCATCTTCAGGGGAAAACCTAGATGCTGATTCAATTGTCTTCTCACCAATCTTAATATAATATCCATTCTTATCTTTATTATACATTGGACCATTCTTACCATCTTCTGTATAAAGAGGATTCTTTTCATACAGTGGCACCTTACTGGAGACCATACGATGACTATTCGAAACACAACGGAAATCGTTCATTGCACGCTGGATATGAAATAGCGTCAGAGGATCTTCCTTGTTCATGTCAGTCCACAATGTTGATCCAACAAACAAGGTATCATTGAGTTTAAAAATCTCTCTATCAAGGATGTGAAGATTCTTATTGTGTGATAGTTTCTCCTTCAATCCAGACAAAGTATACTTGAAGTCTCCATGATAGTGCTCATGATTACCTGCCACATAAACAACATGTGGAAACTCTGAACAAACACGTTTGAAGAAATCATGGAATCGAGCGGAACGACCAAGTCCCTCCATCACATTATGAATATCTCTTTGTTGTAGATCATTTTCAACGAGAATGTCCCCAGATAAAATCAGGACATCAACATTATCTATATTTTTAATATCCACATCGGCGAATTCCAGATGCAGATCAGAACAAACTCCAATTTTCATAACAACTCCTAAAACTTTATTATACTACCAAATCAATTAAATGTCAAGCAAAAAATGCGTCAAATGAAACAGAGGTTTTTGGGAAAAGAGTCTCATACGTATGAGTTCCACCTGAAGAAGCAAGATGTATTTTGTCAATCAATTCTTCAAAGGAATCCACCTGATACCGACCCAACTTATCTGTATAAAACGATTGTCTGTTCCATGTACCTTTAATTGCACTGGGTTTTCCAACCTCAACAGTGACCAACCCTTCAACTTTCTCAGAGGGGATGAAGAAATAATCAATATCACCATTATTGTAATGAGGATTATACATTACAACACAAAGATGCCCAGTCTTTGCAACACCACTTCCAGACATACAATTTGTAATTTTACATGGGTATGAGTTCTTGGAATTATGCGCTGGTTTAATTAGAACCGATGCAGTTTTATGTTCGAACTTAATTCCCGTTGCACTGACAGCGTCATGGTGTTCATCACTTTCAACAACTAATCCGCAACAGTGATTAATGGTCTTTTCAACCAGCCGTGTAACATTAAAGTCTGACGGATCTTCCTGGGCACACTGTCTAAGCGCAGTTCCAATGGCAAACTTTGGATTATAGTTAAAAATAACTTCTTCAAATATTGCTTGTTCTTTGCTTCTCATTTTGTTCCCTCTCAGTATAATATCTAAACATTTTCACATAGGAAGCAAAGCGTATAGGCTCATGCTCCATTGATGGAACATTCCCGTCGTAGTACTCTAGGAATCTCTCATATTCTTGTAAAATCTGCTCGTCACTCATGATAACATATCAATAATTTGTTGTATAATATATGGATCAACATGCAGTCTGGAAGATATTTCATAAACATCCAGATGCCGTTCCAGCAGTTCTCTCACTGCATGTATCAAATCCTTTGTCTTAGTAATCATATATTCTTATCCAAAAAGAATCTTTCTAATGAAACATCCAATGAATATAGCCAAACTCACTAATCCAATGATGTAGGCAAATACAATTAAAACCTCAGTTACTTCCATATAACTCTCCACCAAAGTCATTAAGAACCAAATTTAACCTTTTAATACGCTCAAAATTACCAATGACATCTTCAGGGTGTAACCAATATCCAGTTGGATTATCCTCAGTTTTAGGATTGGTATTCCATTGATCCAATTCTGACTGTAGAAGATCCCTATACTCAGTTAGATTGAGTCGAGTAATGTTATCACATGTTTCAGTATCCAAACTAATCATAATATCTCCATAAAAAGGTTCCAGGACAAAAAATTTTGCAGGCGATTTTTGGACCGAGTTTAAAAACAGATTCGTCCATGTATGTAATTATACTCCAATAATGGATATATGTCAAGGAATAAAAATACGTCTGGGTTTATTAAAAATACGTCTGGGTTTATTAAAAATACGTCTGGGTTTATTACATCGCTCTCCATACAGGAAAAGGGGACCCGACATATAAAGTCGCCTCTTTTAACCCCTACCCCCAGTGATCATCTCCCATCTGGACTCAACAATCTCATTGACCCAGTCCACTGGACACTCAAGTTCATCGGCAATTTCACTACAACTTAGAAGAGTATTATCCAAGAGATAGTTTATATTTTCGTATAGTTCTTTCATTTTACCCATAATAACTCCTTAAGCAGTCAACATGTATGTAGCAAGATCTTTCCAGTCTTTATTGGATGCACGGATCTTAGTCACGGCAATCAATGTACGAAGGGAAATTTCCTTTACGTCATCTTTAATATCACGAATTAGAGCAAGAGCATCGGTTTTCGCTTGGGTATCATACTCAGGTAAAAACTCATCTGACTGAGCAATGGTTTCCATGCGCTCGATTTTCTGGTCAGGTGTCATTGATAGGTCAATCATCATAGAACGTGAACGAATCGCTTGGTCAACACCATCTTGAGTCATGTTAGAGATGAAGATTACACGACCCTCGAAGGAGAAGCTACGTGGAAGATCTTCATCACGCATATCGGCATTCCAAGAAATGATACGCTTACCGTATGAATCAAGAGCTGACTTCAAAAGATTCAATGCAACAGGGTCTTTAAGAATGCTGTCACAGTCATCAAATACAATAATTGACTTGTTGTTCTCGAATAAAGTGCGGTACAAACCCTTTGGAGTAGAGTACCCCTTAACAGTGGTGAAGCACTTACGCATGTTAATGATTGTTCCAACCTGAAAATCAGCCAAATCAGAGATATCCTTGAGACCATTGGCTTCTAGAGTCTTAGTTACAGTGTAAGTCTTACCTAGGCCACCCTCACCAGTGATAACGGCACTCGGTTGGACGCCCGATGCCACCATATTCACCAACTTTTCAACGAAACCGAATCGCTCATTGATGCCGAACTTCTCGTTACGAACAGCTGCCATACTAGACTGCTCGTCTTTAGCCAATTTCATGAGCATTTTCTCAAGATACTTCTTATCCTGAGTACGCTTAACCAAAGAACCCTTAAAGAAACCTTCAAATTTTCCGGATTTCTCGTTAAACCGGATTTCGGTCACAGCTTTAGTCATATTCACTTCCTTTTTCATATTCAATAGAGTAATTATGCCTTAGAACTGAATTAATGTAAAGGTATTTCGTGAAAAACCCTACATACAGTAGGGTTATCTAGATAATTGATTTTAAAGGAGAAAATATCAGTCCAAAAACTCGTATTTTTCAAGGATTTCAGACCCTTCAAGCAGTCTAAGTTCATAAAGAGGGGTTTCACCCGACTCATGCCAAGAAAGCCACTCAGAAACCCTTAAAAACGCTTCAGAAACGCTTTCAAAGTACTCACGATAGACAGCTTCAAACTCATCAACAGCTTCAACACAGTAGTTTTTCATTAAATATCCTTATTTCAAACCCTACACTGTATTTTACCTCGAAGTCAAATAAATGTCAAATTTATTTTCTTGCAATTAGTCCGCATCGAACCACAAATCACCATCAATAACCTTACCTTCGCTATGTTGCATGGGTGGAAGATATAGATTATCAGGATTTGTTTCAATTTCTTCTGGAGTGCGTCGCTGAATCAGTGCTAGTCGACCCTTTTCAACCAGCTGTTGATTTCGTTCCATTGATTCAGGAGTAGATTGAGCCAGTGATTGACTCTGAGACATCTTCAGCCGAGTGGCTTCAGAGTATGTTCGGTTTTTATTGGAGCAAACCTTAGAGCAGAATGGTCCACGCTTTTTATGAAGTTTCCCGCAGTAGGGACATTGTTTTTCACGATAACTCATGAGTAGTCTGGGAATTGTGTCAGGATTTTTTGCGGTAGTAGACCATAATCATCTATTTAGTATCGCTTTCATTCACTCCACACAGGTCACCTAAATACACGCTTAACGATTCCTCTATAGCACATTGGAATATACCACCATGGATGTATCTTCACTCGTTCAAGAGTAAACTCCCATTCTATTCCTTTAGGACTTATCCATGTATTATGGAATCCAATCCATGTTCGACTCTTTCTCCAGGTAATTTTTCCACCCCAGCGAAATTTCATCCATATTGCCCAGATTAGACAGTTACACATTAATAGACTGATTAGAGGAAATATTCCATATCTTGTAGCATTGCTTCACGACGATTTTTACGCCATTCTTCCACGAGAGGTAATAGTCTACACTTTGGAGTTACATCTGCCACGAACTTATCTCTCATGGTTGAATATGTCACGAGGTTCTTATGCTCTTCCAGAGTGATTGTTTTCGTTTCTGTTAGATCAAAAGTCCATCCATCATCTAGATCTTTCTTCTTATCGCAGATAATTACATGGGTTTTTGTCACTGCAAGGACGATATGATACGGACAGAACATTTCATTCCAGTAGTCTCCAACTTCTGGTTTATCGATGTGTTTTTGATTTAATATTTGTCGTTCTTCGTAGGTCATTAGTATTTACTTCCAGGTTGATTCGGTTCATTGGAGTTTGTACAGGGATTAATATGATTAGTGGCTTTTGGACATCTTTTGTTTCCACACTCTGGACATAGCCTCATAAACACAGAGGATGAATCAAGAGCAGAGATTGGATAGCAGGTATGGCAATTACAGGTATAGGTATAGTTTCGTTTCTTATCGAATTCCAGAGCATCTTCAAGAGTTGCAAGACGATCTTCATCTGTTCTTAGGACATAGACTGGTAGATTTCTCTTGGTCGCTTCCTCAATCATGTTCTTTGTACCACGAGACTTTCCATCCCAGATAGCGATTAGTGCTTCTCCATACTTCGCCATGTTTCGATTACGAATTGGACCAGCGGATTTTCCATAGAATCCCCATTCTGCCCAGAATTGTTGGAGTGGTAGATCGTTTTCCTTAGCGTATTGGACAGCTAGGGTATCTACTCCTGGAGCCATTCCAGAAACGACTTCTGTGATTGTAAATCCGCTTTCCCGAATAGCAGAGAGGACTAGACTATAATCGGTTATGTTGCGACCACCAGCGATGATGACTTTCATGTTCTGTACTGCTCCACTGCTTTCAGGACTCGTTCTAGGCATTGTTTTGCTGCATGAGTTGGAGTTGCTTGCCTAAAGTCAGACGAACACTTGAAGTCCGCACCCACTGTATTTGTATTCATTTCCACGGAGCAGTACCATGTATTATCATCTCCATACATTCCCACACGTGGACGTCCATAGTTCTTTAGCTCCATCATAATCTCTTCCAGAGTCATTTGCTGGACTTTTCTGGCTTCAGAGATTGGTGTTACCTTTGCGAGCCAGTTCATAGAAAACCTGCTTCAGTTTGTGGAAGGCATCGTGGCTCAGCATCTGAGTATCGATAGATGTACTGTGGCTTATCTGGTACTGTATAAGGAAAAGTCACTGGCACTCTAGATTCTCTGCATGTATAGTAAGACTTGAACGGATTTTCCTTAGTTCCAGACCACTCCCAGAAAACTTTACCGTCAATATCATATACTTCGCCAGTACTGATATCTTTGAACACATGGGATGCTCTACGGTTTTGTAGCGTACCATGCCCTGTATCGTTCCATTCCCAGTCTTCACCAGTCAGTGGAGCAATTGGTTCGAACTTGGCTAGTCTAGAAAATAGATTAATAGCATAGGGAGCAGAAGAACCAGAATGTTCTTCATCAGAGAAAACTCTTAGCAGATCTAAAATGTGAGTGCAGATAATCTCCTGCATTTCATCAGTGTATCTGTTATTTTCATCGAGCCATCCTACAGCTTTAAACTCATTAATAGCATGTTTTGCATAATTATTCATAATATTCTCCTACATTATCATTATTGTTGGCTATTTCATGGAGTGCTTGGATTAGTTCTGATAGGCATCGTTTGTCAAGGTTTACGAATGATGGATGGATCTTATCGTAGGAGTGTAGTTGGATTCTAACTAGCTTATCATCATCGATAATGGAGATGTATGGATTTCCCTTTGGATCTAGGATAGTCTTCATTGGTAGTGCTTTATATTCATGATTCATGGTTGTGTCACCTGTTTTAGGGCTTCTGCGTCGATGGCATCACTGAGTAGTCTTGCAGCGTTGTTGATGGCTTGTTGTCCAGAACCTTTATATATTGGAGTTGGTCTTACCTTTGGCTTTAGATCTTTATAGATGTCATACAGTGCACTGTTTGGAATTGTGCTGGAAACCATTAATTGTTCAACGATTGTCATAATGTCTGGTCTACCCAGCCAGTTTCCAATGAATACACCATGTGGATTTTGCGTTCCTCTTAGATTATCTACACTGGAAACGTAGACATAGTCAGAGAGTGAGTAGGTAGTTTCACCATTGTTGGCTCTCTTTTGTATATTACCATTGATCCATTGTCTGGCTTCATCGCCAGTTCCTGCAATTACAAAGATTTTCATAGGATTTTATTGGCCAGTCTTAGTAGTCGAACAGTGGAATCTGGAGCCATATATGCACGAACAGCGATACGAGTTTGAAACATGATTGGTTCTTTTTGTTGAGTGAATTCGACCAGTTTGTTTTCAAGGATGTACTCAGCCATGTCGTTGATCAGTTTTCTTTTTACTTCCATTCGTGCTTCGTGGTCAGTATTCATCAATTGAGAGAAATTCTCATCGAGGGTAGCATGAGCCACTATAAGTTTTCCACCTATGGCATAATCATAGGTTTGGAAATCTGGTTCATTACTAAACATAATCAATCCTTATTCTCAGGTGTGTACTCTGGATTTAGTGGAGCGACGTTAACTGGACCAAATTTAAGTGGAAATTGAGGGATTGGAAATTGAACATCTAGATCCTGTTGTGTGTCATAGGCAATTGTCAGATGTGGTTTATATGAATCATAATCAGAAGTCGCACCCTCGCTTGTCAGTTTCTTGTTTAGAAACTCTGCAAAGGTGAACTTCAATCTCATCACGAGACACTTACCAGCGTTCTTGGTTGGAAATACTTCATATCCAAGTACCTGTGCCTCTGTTTCTGTCGTGAGACCAGAGCAAAATTCAGCGGATGGAACAGGAGTTCTTGAGTAGATAACAGTGATGTGATATGTTGATGGATCAACACGCTCCGTGAGACCAAGATTCATCTCAACAAAGTTGTCAAGAAGTTGTCTGGACTCAGGTGTCAGGTCCATTGATACGTAGGTGCCATCCTTATGTTTGGCATATTGTTGCAGTGTTGCGATCATTTCAAAAAATCCTCAGTTGCTTGTTCACCATTTTCTTTACCTTCTTCCAATAAAGCATCAATGGCATATTGTGGTACACTATAACCCATCTCCTTCAATATAGACAATTCGTTACCCATGCTGGTTGCTGTCTCCACATTGAAGGACTTTCCGTCCCACTCTAATCCAATTGGCTCACGAATTGCCTTTTCACGGAGCCATTCCATATAGATATGATGTTTACCAACAAAATCAGAGACAGATTCATCGGATATTTTTCCGTCTTTATCTGTTGGATAATCAAAGAAACTTGGGCAATGTGGTGCTTCGTGCAGGTTTACGATTTTACGAGAAGCAACATGGCAAGTAAATCCACCAGAGACATCCTCATAGACATAAACATCACAACCAAACCCATCACTTGACCATCGACAATAACTCATTTCTCACTCGCTTTCTTACATGCGATAAATTAAACCAAACACATAAATTGACAAAAGACCAGCGTTAACCACAATCAGGCTACTCTCACGCATTCGGGTTGCAGCAACCAACCATGTTACGGCACCAGCATTGAATAGGTAGACGTTCAGTGGATCTACTGCCAGCGATGTGGCCAGTGCGCCAGCCAGAGTAAACCCAGTTCCCAGCCACTTCAATACATTGGTTAATCCCATGACTTTTTGTCTCCGTATTCTTCATTGTAATCATAACCAGCATGGTACGCTTCAAACTCCGCAGAGGTTTTTGCTTCGATTCTTAGACCAGACATTCCACCAACTCCACCTTTATGTGGGTCACGTGGGCGACCATAATAAGAATCAGCGGATCCACGATCGAAGAACGAACCATGCTCAGCGTCGTATGTTTTACCCTTATAATCACCGTATCTCATTGAAACTCCTTGAGGAAACACCACTATACATAATAAACAAACCAACAACGGCAGCAAATAAACATGGAATCACTGGTTCATTGTTGTCAAGACCACCAACTGCACCGAAGGCAAGCAAAAGACCAATTATAACACGAATCATATCACTGCTCCATTGGATCATTGAGGGAGTGGCTAGTAACAACCTTAATTTCAACAGACTCAACATCAACACTTTCAAGAGCAGACTTTAGAGCCATAACAGTACGACATAACAACATTTCATTTTTAGTATTTTTATTAACAATCATATACATATTTTCAATTCCTTTTCAATTTCACACAAAGTCGTAGGCAGTTTCATTACCAACACGACTCAAAATAATTCCACCGAACTGTTTTTCAGCCAAAAGAGCAGTTTCGAGTTTCACGGCATCAGCGACAGAACACTCAACAAACAAGCATCCGCAGGTAAAACCAGCTTTCACGTCACCAAGAACCTTTTCAACTACATTCAACACTTTTGATTCAAACATTTTCATTTCCTTTTCTCATCCTATAATATAATTATGCCTGAAAAGTGAATTAATGTAAAGGACTATTTTTCGTCTAAAAAGATGTTTAAAATCAACGACTTACAATGTGAAAAACCCTACATTTTAGTAGGGTATAGGGGTTTGCCTTTGAAATGTTATTCCATGTGGTCTAATTGTCTTGGGCTTTTGCGATCTTTTCCTTATATTTCAGTTGCAAAAGTCGGACCATGTTCGTTGATTTATCATAGAAGTCTTCAGCAGAGATAGAATCAAACAGTGGTGGTGCCATTCCCGAGAGATTATAAATTTCCCTTTGACCAATCTTGGCTGTTGCACTATTCAGAATAATTGCAATGGCTTTGCGTTGTACTGAGTTCATGTCTTTATGAGCCACTGTTATGTTAAACACATAAGGTGCAACAATTCCAATCTCTTTAAATGTTTTCAAATTTTTGACTTGAGGCATTCTTGTTGGACAAGATGCAGCAACCAGCGTTAGATTTTTGTTTTTGGTTTTCATTGACTCATACGCTTCATATTTGTCAATAACAAAATCAACTCCATTGTTGCCTGTCATGTTAATAAGAGCATCATTGTTTGATTTAAAAATCACATACTTCACGGAGAACTTATACTTATCGCCAAGAGCCAACGCAGTTAGATGAGTTGCGTTTCCGAACCCGACACCACCAACAACAAGTTCTTTTCTTCCAGAGAGAGAACCATTTGAAATACCAACCCAACAAGCATCTCCGAGTGCATGAATAGGAACATAATCAGATTCATTGATTTTACCAGACGCAACATTCTCAACGTAGGCAGGTGCAATAATCGCAAGACTATTTTCATCCATTGACTTCAGAGCAATTATCTGATTTCCTCCAGGTTTAAATTCTAGAATAAACTTATATGCACTCTGCGAAGAATTGGCTTCATCGATGATTCGTAACATGGCAGGTGTTCCACTGTGTCCTGGACCATATGGTGTGTAAATCTTAACTGGTGTTGCTGCAAATGCTGTCGTTGATATAAAAAGTAACAGCGAAAATAAGTATTTCATCGTTTCATTCTCCAGGATATACCTTTAATTGTTAAATTTAAATATAGTTTTACCATAACATACTTATGGTGCTTCGGGTGAAATATAAGACGCCATGTATATATTGGCGTTCTCATGAGCTCAACCAGTGATTTTCTTCTTGCTCGTTATTGAGGATTTCGTCGTTTTCTTCGTAGTCTTTTTTACAGGAGTGGCAGACACTTTTGTAGCCGATGGCTTTCGTCCACCCTTCTTCACCGATGCTCCACTCTTTCGTGGCGATGTCGTAGAGGTCTTCGATTTCTTTGACTTTGTGTCCGCAACTGGCTGTGATTCCCATTCTGATCCATCTCCAAAAACTTTTAGATTATAATTTTCTTCATCACATTCAACATATTCGTAGGAATCAACATATTCAAGAGACTCAACGAAATTGATATTCGACTTTAGATTGAACCCACGACAAGCAACATCATGGGTGAATCCACCTTTCCACTTTACTGTGAGCATAAAATATGCATCACGTGGAACTGTCTGTCGTTCAACCACCACGACCAGCAGCTTTCTTCTGTGGTTT